TGGTTCTTCGCGCCGGGCGTCGGAAGGAGCTGTGTGCGCGGTCGGGCGGCCGGGGGCGCGTCTGCAGCAGGGCTGTTTTTGCATGGTCCGACAGGGACACCAAAGCGACTGTGCGCTTGCAGAGACCGACGCATTATGTTGGTGGTGGCGGTGACGTTTTCCGAATTGTGCGTGAGTTGCAGCGCGATTTTGATGTTGCTGATCACGCTGTTGCCGGTGAACACCAGATCACGAATTGTCCAGTCTGCAGAACCATCGGCAAACTGGATTCGACCTGTGCTCGCGCCAGTCGAATGCATGATGTTGTTGGCAATCGTGATGCCGTAGATCGTGCCTTTGAACTGGTTGATGAAGTCCGTGACGTTGGTAATCGTGTTGTTGGCGATCAGGATGTTCTGCGGATTGGTTGGCGGCACCGAGGGCGCAGTTTTTTCCACCAGCAGATAGATGCCGTTGACGGCATCATTGATGTGGTTGTTGGTGATCGTCCAGTTTTGCTGGTTGTTGGTCGGAATGTTGTCGCAGGCAAACACGATATGGCCGTTGCTGCCGTCGCACGACTCAAAGTTATTGTTGTTGATGATTACGTTTTTGATGACGCCATATGACTGATCTGGCTCGAAGTCAATAGAACCTGGTTGCACTGGATCAGTAAAGTTTCTGAAAGTACAGCCTTCAATCACGATTCCATCCACGTCAATGACGCTGATGGCATTTCGATTCTTGTTGTTGACGCCATCAAACACGCAGTCGCGGATAGTCACATCGAAGTTGTGGCGCTCATTGCTGGCACCACCACCAAAGCCGCTTCCGATGTAGACGGCATCACCACGAGGTGCGACGAAATAGCACTTGTCGATCAAAACGCGCTTCACGCTGGACAGGAACAGCAGGTGGTTTCCCTCGTCCACAGATGGGATTGTTTGCGACCAGCCAACAAACTTGATGTTGGAGAATCGGATGTCTTCAGTCCAGACAGACGCGCTACCGCTGTCTGTGCCAATGACACCAAGAGAATCACGTCCAGTAGGTGAGCCAGAATTCCTGGTGTAGTTGCGCCACACAGTTTCCTCTCCAGACCCGACGAAGTGCGTACCGCTTGGGATGCTGAGGATATAGGACGGCTGATACAGAGGATTGCCGAAGTTGGACAGATAAGTGCCAGGCGGCATGTAGATGGTATTGCCACCATCTGCCATCGCCGCGATGAACGCAGCAGTCAAGTCCATTGATGGACTGCCAGATTGTGCGTCTGCGATCTCCGCAGCGGTCATGTAGTCAAAGATGCTGACATATTGGCGCAGCTTGTCTTGTGCATTTGTCTGAACTGCACCAGCTCCTGGCGGGTCATATACAACCTGGCTTGCGTTGATGCCGCTGATGACCACATCGCTATAACGCTCAGTCGCAGACGGTGCGCTATACACCACGCTACCATTTTTGTTTTGCACCTGGATGCTGTAGTCAACATTGACATACAGCCTGGCAGGTGTGCCGCTGTTGATCGGGTAACCACCGCGCGTGCGAATCGGCTGCGCAGCGGGGATCGTCAGTGCCGCATCCCAGTAGACCGTGATGGGGTTGACGATAGGGGCCAGGTTGACCACACCGATCCAGATGAAGCCGTCCTCAAGAGGCTGGCCATCGATGTCGGTGAAGATCGGGTAGGTTGGTTGAATAGAAAGTGCGCTCATTTTTGGTTCTCCTGGTCGAATTGTCCGGCAGCTTGCATGGATTGCACAAGCCAGCGCTCGCGCCAGCTCAGCTCTCGCGGCATCTTGGCTGCGTCAGCGAAGCGCCGGAAGGCGGCAGAAAGTGCCACGCTGCGGATCGTGGACTGGCTTGGGTTTGTCTTGGTCGCGCCTTCCACGGCCAGACGTTGGAACTCTGGGGATGCGATCAGCTCGTCGGCCGCCTTGAGCACCTCGGGCTTGACGCCCTTGGACAGGGCCGCCGTCAGGCCTGATGCAATGCCTGCGCCAGGCAGCCCCACAGCCGTCGTGGCGGCCTCAGCCGGGATGCCGATGGCTGCGCGCTTGGCCACGTTGAACACGTTGGACAGCAGCGAATCAGCGCCCTGCAGCTCCTGCTGGACAGCCTGGATGCGGCCGGTGGTGATGCGCTCGCGGGTGGCTTTGCGCACATTGTTCGAGACCCGGTACAGGTCCGACAGCGCCTTCCTGGCCGGTTGCGGCAGGTTGTTCATCAGCGCCGCATAGGCCTGCTTGTTTTGCAGCAGACCTTCGTACCAGTTGGCGTAGGTGTTGAAGTTCAGCGCGCCGTTCTGCGTGGCCTTGCCGAATGCCGTGTTCAGGGCCGATGCAGCCACCATCTGGCGCATGTCCTCGGGGATGGCCTGCAACACCTTCACCAGCTTGTCGGCATCGCCCTTGGACAAGGACGTGGTGGCCGTGGACAGCTTGGTGACCAGGCTTTGGTCCAGCTCGCGCCCGAACAGCGAGATCATGTCATCCTCGATGCCCTTGCGCATCTTGACCAGGCTGTTGGCCAGACGGTATTGCTCACCACGTCCAACCGTCTCAGCCAGCCTGAACTGGTCATCGTTGATCAGACCGTAGAGGTTCTTGGCCGCACCAGTGTCTGCGTCTTTGAACTTGCCCTTTTCGCGTGCTGCAGCGCCGATCTCCTTGCGCACATCGTCGATCAGCGCATAGGTCGGCGGCCTGGTGCCAATGACATTGCCTGCCTCGTCCTTGATCGGCTTTGGGGTCAGCCTGTTGCGGATGAACTTCTCCATCGTGGACAGGTTCTCTGCGCCATCCAGATCACGAGCACGCTGCTCAATGAATGCCAGCACGTTGTCGGCTGTGCCACGAGTCTGTGCCGGGATGTCGGTGCGCAGTTGAGTGAAGGCCTCGTCTGCCTTGCGCTCCAGGTTGGCCACTGTCTGCGACAGGTTGGTACGCACGGCCTGATTCATGCGGCTGAGGTCGGTCATGCCGCCGATCTGGGTGATCAGGTCGTCTGCCTGCTTGCCAACGGCCTCCAGGCCGGTCAGCTCGGCTGCACGCGCCTGGCTGCCAGGGATCGACTTCACGGCCTGCGCCAGTCCGCGGTAGGCCTGGTTCGAGGTCAGGTGATCCGGCTGCAGGTAGCCCTCGATCTTGAGCCGGCGTGCGGCCTCCAGCACCTTGGGATCGGGTGCGGCCTGGGTGGCCAGCACCTCGGTAGCTCGGCCAGCGCCCATGCCGCCGCCTGTGGCCGTCCTGGCGGTCTGCGCCAGCTCGGAGGTGGTCATCGGTGCGGCTGCGGCTGCAGCGGGTGCTGGAGGGGCTGCAGGGGCCATTGCCGTGCCCATCGGAGCGCCGGCAGGGGCCGCAGGAGCTGCCAGTGGCACCTCTGGGCCGACAGCGCCGGTCGGGGAAATCTCGCGCACGGTGCCGGTCGGGGGCATGATCGGAGCAGCGACCTGCTCGCCTGCTGCAGGTGCAACAGGTGGAGCCTCGCCGCCACGCACAGCGCGCACCATCTGAGGGATGCGGGTGACGGCCTGGCCAGCACCGCCAAGTGCTCCGGCCAGCGCCACCTCGCCAGTGTCAAACCGGCCACCAGTGGCGGCCTGGGTGGCCTCGATGCCGGCCTGTGTGGCTGCACCGCCAGCGATGGCACCAGGGATGGTCGTGGCACGACCGGCAGGCGTGAATGCTGCAATCGCACCAGCAGCGCGCGGGATGTCGCTGACCTGGAATCCAGGCTTGATGGCGTACATCTGGCCGTCAATGGACGACTGCAGCACGAAGTTACCCTTCTCGTCCTGGCTGACTTTCACGCCAGGGAAGTTGGCCTGGATGACCTGCACAGTCTCCTGCGGGTTGCTCATCAACGTGCCCAGCGCAGACTTGAAGCTGGCCATGCTGAACGTGTTCAGCTCAGGCATGCTGGCCCAGTCAGGCAGCGCCTGGGTGGTCGGCGTGGTGCGCTCGGTGCCGGTGACGGCCTCACGAATGCCGCCCAGCACGCCCATCGGCTCGGTCTTCTGGAGCTGGAAGCCAGTCGGCACGCGCGCCATGCCATTGGCCACGTCGCGCTCCAGCTCCATCATCTCGTCACGCGTCATGCGGCCTGTGCGGTAGGCCTCCAGGACAGGCGCAGGCAGCTCTGGGATGGTTGGCCGTGCGCCTTGGGGCTGCTGCTGGCCACGCAGTGCAGCACCACGCGGAAGCATGACGTTGCCAGCTTTCACATCAGCCTCGAACTCTGCAGCCTCTGCAGGCGTCATCTGTCCGCTGTTGTAGGCCTCGAAGACTCGCGCAATCGCATCCTGCGGTACAGCAGCCATAGGGCTGGCAGCCAGAGCACGTTGAAAGGTGCTGGTCGCGCCGCCCTCCGCAATGGTTGGTGCTGCTGGCGCAGCCTGTGGCGTCAGCTCGCGCACGCCTTGCGAGACGCGCTGCATGTAGGCCTTGGTGCGTGGTCCCCAGTTCTTGGGGTCGGTGCCGCCGTGGTATTCGGCAGCAGCCAGCACGATGTTGCCCTGGTTGCGGTCCAGCGACTCCTTGAGCAGCAGGCCGGCAGCCTCGGCGGCCGTCTGCGGGTTCAGGTAGGCGTCGATGCCGTACTTGTCCAGCACGGCCTTGCGGGTGGCAGGGATGATCTGGAATGGTGTGCGCGCGCCAGCCTCCGACACCTGGTCGGCGTTGGAGCGCTCGCCGCGCGTGAGCACCGAGACCAGCAGGCCGCTTGGCAGCCCGAGCTTCTGCTCGGTGTTGGCTGCCAGGTCAGACCAGAACGGGTCTTTGTAGCTGGTTGGGACTTGTTGGGTCGCCATGTTAGGGTGCGCCTGTGAACGGGGTTGGCACAGTAACTCCACCACCGAATGCTGGAGGATTCACTGGCGTCATTGGCAGTGGCGATAGATTCTGAGTAGGTGCTGCACCAGGCACAGCACCAGTTTCAGGCTGTGCCCAACGCATGTAGCCACGGCCAGAAACAGCGCGGCCAGCTTGCGTGGCCGCCAGGTCTTGCGCACGCTGGTCCATGAACTGGCGCGCGAAGTCCACATAGGTGGTGCCCTTGGGCACCTGGACGCCACCGATGTCGATGTCGCGGGTGGCACGGCCGAGCGAGCCGACAGAGTTGACCCATTCGGACTTCGCGCCCTCGGCCACGGCCTCGTACTGTGACATCTTGGCCATGCCGCGCAGGAACGATGCCAGCGTGGATGCATTGGCAGTCTCAGGGGGCAAGCCCTTGAGCGCCAGCTCAATGTCTTTGTCGGTTGCCACGCCGGGTGGCAGCGACTTGATGGCTTGAGTGTTGCGCAGCCTGGTGTACTCGTTGCGCAGTTGCGTCATGGCGTCCTGGTTGCCGGTGGCCTGTTTCATCCACTCGTATGCCCTAGACGCCGCGCCAAAACCACCGCCCTGCTGTTCCAGGCGGCTGGCCAGGTCCAGCATGCGGCCTGCAGCCTGCTCAGAGCCGACTGCAGCCACGGCTGAGTCGTTGACAATCTTGGTGGCGCTGGCGTCGAGCTGGACGCCCTTCTGGTTCAGCTCGAACAGCTTCAGCCCCAAATCAAACTGCCGCCTATCGCGGTACAGCTTCAGCAGGTCTTGGTCGCGCACAAGAGCTCCCGCGGGGTATGGTGTCTTAGTGGTAAGGTCGCGAAACTTGGGTGTCGTCTGGGTGGTTCACAGACGACGACAGGTTGGCTGGGTCTCCAGCTAGACCTAGTCCACTGTCTCCACCGACTCCTCCAACGCCACTCAAGGCGGTGCTTGTTAGCGGTGGGT